ATTAGCAACGCCTTCTGATAAATCATCAGTGTCCTTAGTGGCTAATCTGTTATCAAACCTTGTGTCGGTGTAGTAAAGGTTTGTGCCTTCGGTTAAGTCAGTGGTTGTCTTAGCAGCAAGGCTTGCGTTAAACCTTGCTTCTGTGTAGTATTTATTAGTAGGTGTTGCAGATTCCTGTACGTCGTCTGTATCAAGTACTACAGTGCCTGTCTGAGAGTTTACAGAATCAACAGTATTAACTTCTGCTCCCGCTTGAATGCCATCTAATTTATTCTTTAGAGCAGTAGTAAAGTTCTCGTCAGACTGAGTGTCTGCATTAATAGTAATAATAGAATTACCGCTTTGGTTAACGGTAAAGGATTGTGAAGGGGTACTGGTCATATTAGTACCACCCTGAATGGTTATCTCCCCATCATAAGCAATTTGCCCTTCTTCTTCCAGCTGTGATTGGAGATTGAGAAGGGCTTTTCTTACGGGGTCGAACTTATCGTTATTAGGTATTTTAGATACGTCTACAGCCATAGAATAGCTTTAACGGGGGCAAGTAGCCCCCGATTAATTAATTAAAACTCCAACCAAAGAAAGTATGCGCTCCGTTAGGGCTTACCCAGCTCTCGTCATACGCTACTTCCTTAGATGCCCATCCATAAGGATAGTCAGTCTCTGTTACTGCTTCTTTGACAAGGTTTCCTTCCTCGTCATAAACAGCCTCCTCGATTACTTTCTGAATCTCCTCTTCGTTCCATAGAACATCTACAGAGTACTTGTCAGATAGTACAGGAGCAGTCAGTTCGTTTCCTTCCTCATCGTAAGTACCTTCTGTTACGACTAAGTAGCCTAACTTAACGATAGTGTGTGAGTGAGTAGGATAAGAGTTTCCTTCTTCATCTGTAGCTGAAGGTAATGCTGCAATTCTTGATTCAGCAGTAGCCTCGTCTTGAAATTCGTATTTGCGGAATAAATGTGCCATATTTTTTATTTTATAAAGTAGTTAATGCGTTAAGTTCTTCTTGAGTTAATGCGGTGTCGTAAAATTTAATATCAATAATATCTAAACCTTGTTCAGTCGAACCGCTATTTTCAAACTCATCAATATCAATTTCAGTTCCTAAATATGTTCCTGAATATGATTTTGTAGAGCCATTAGCTGAACCCAATAGTGTGCTACTTGTAAATGAAATTGCTATTTTATTTACTTGTCCTTTTGATACAATGTTGGAAAATTGTGCTCCTGTAGAATTTGCAACTCTTTCTAATATATCAACACCCGTACCCGTATTTAATCTATACAAAAATCCATTCTCAATACCTGTACTACTTGTACTTCTAAACATATGGAAATCATTATTATCTCCATCTGCCATAGGATTATTGAAATGTATAAATATCGTTCCTTGTGTAGCGTTTAAAACCTTGCCTTGAAATCCTGATTGTTCTATTCTATCCACAGCCCTTGTAACACTACTGCCACTTGTAGGGATATAAGAGGTAGCGTAGCTGCCTTCCTCAACTTGACCTCCCCATATCTCAATATCTCTTGCAGTTACTCCTGTAAATGTGTTTATAGAGAATTGATTTCCTGTTGTTGATGTATCTTCTAATCTTTGCCAATCACCTGTCAGAGTAAAAATCTCTCCTGCATTAACAGTAGTTCCTCTACCAAACTTAATGGTTTCTCCGCTAACTCCTTTTACATATATAGAACTGTACTCTTCATTAACGCTGTGAGCTGTAAATTTATATAAAGCACTATTCGCATCTAAGACCACTCTTGTACTATTCATTTCTCCACTTGGGCTAATACCATAATTAGGAGTAGTTGATACAGTACCTGAAGTAGAGTATGATGAAAAATCCTCGCTATCTGTTAGTTTATTAGTCCTACTTGGCTCTAATAGTAAATGTCCATCTGCGTTGTTTAAGTAATCTACTCTTGGTTCATCGCTTCCTACTACTTCAATAAGACCATCCTTGTTTACCCGTGTAGCAGAACTTGACCTTGTGAAGTCGAATGGTAGTGGCTTAAAGTTATTGTTCTCATCATTATATGCTAAGACAGAACCCTTCTTGCCATACCATTGTTTATTTCCGAACTTAAATGTGTTTGCCATTTTATAATGCGTTTAAATTTAATTCTGTTACCATCTCTGCTAAAGAACGATAAGATGTAAGATACTCTAATTCTGCATCCGTTAATGCAGTCTGATATACATTGATTGCTTTTGCTTTTCCTTCCCAAGAAGTGGTTGCTCCATTGTCAAATGCAAATTCAGATAATCCAACAGGCATTGTTGCAGAGGTTTCAGTTCCTACTTCAAAGCCATTAATCCATAACGATAAATCATTTGCCTTATATTTAAAAGCAACTTTATTAAAAAGAGATTCATCAATAGAAACGATTATATCGGGATTGCTAACGCCACCTGACACCACTCTTGCATACAATGTATCTGCAAGACTTGGATAAAAAAGAGTTACTCTATTATTAACAGATTCATTAGAAATAGTCATAACTCTCGAATATCCCGCCTTAAATCCTGCAATATCAGCAAATAAAACACCCTCTGAGTCATTAAACACATTAGCTACTCCTGCTCCATTAGCTACATCTGCTTGTCTTGTTGCAGTCGAACCGCTTGTAGGAATGTATGAAGTGGCATAGCTGCCTGCTTCAAATTGAAACCCATATAAAAGAATATCTACTGATAAATCAGTATAAGTTCCTCTAATCTCCATTCCACAATAATTACCCGTATTTGACAGACCTGTATATTCAAATCTCTGCCATTCATTTGTTAGTGTAACAGTTGTTTGAGTTCCTCCTGTAAAGTGTATTCCAATTACTTGATTTGAACCTGTGTTTGATTTACCATAAAAACTAATTGTAGAATCTACAGCAGATACCGAAAGTAAATCTCTCAACCCTGCTCTATCTGAAGATGTGCTACCAACAGTTGCTTCAAATCTTATAGCATTTTGTGTTCCATCAGGAGATATTGCATAGTTATTAGTAACAGTAGATGTGCTTGTTCCTGCATTAAAATCTTGAAGACCTCCTGTTCCATAAAAATTAGAATAAGGATATGCATTACTCCTACTTGGTTCTAATAAAGCAACACCTTTAGTAGATTCTGAGTAGTCAATTCTTAGCCTGTCGTTTCCTACTACCTCGATAAGACCTTGCTTATTTACACGAGTAGCACTTGATGCTCTGCTTACACTAAAAGGTAGTGGCTTGTAATGTCCGTTATCATCATTATACGCAAGAGATGAACCTTCTTTAGTAGCCCATACCCCATTTCCATATTTAAAACTTGGTGTACTCATTATTCGATTGTATATAATTGTTGTGTTGCCATTTCATTAAAAGTGTCCCAAGAAGTTAAATCTTCTAATTCTGCATCTGTTAAAGCCTGTTTGAAGGTGATTACTTGTTTGGTGTTTCCGTAGAAGTCGAAACTACCTTGTCCAAAATCAAAATTGAATCTATCTAAAGTTCCATTAGGAAAAGTTGAGCCACTCGTATCTGTCGCTACTTTTGTTCCGTTTACCCAAAGAGCAAAATCATTAGCCTTGTATTTTAATGCTATTTTATTAAATTCAGTTTGGTTTGTAGTATATGTATTAAATTCGCATTGCACCGTGCCTCCTACTGCAACTACTCCTTGTATTCTATTTGCAGTTGAATAAAAATTAATATATATATTATTTGTATTTGAACCATCACTCAAAGAATAAACTCTTGTTTCTCCTCCATTAACTAAAGCAGAAATTTCAGCAAACATAACCCCTTCTGAATCATTAAAGTCAGCACTTGTTCCTGCTCCGTTACAAGTTTCAGCAGCCCTTGTTACTGTACTACCTGATGTAGGTATATAGGATGTTGCGTAAGAAACATTTACTTCAGATTGCGCTCCCCATATATAAACAGAACCGCTTGTATGTGTTACATCTAAATCTCCATCAGCAGGATATATTCTTGAAGATGTTGTGAAACTATCTGTAAAAATCATTCCGCATCTATACCAACCATTTCCATAATTCTCAATAAAAGAACCTGAAAGACCTGTGGTCAATGTCGAACCACCTAAAACTCCATTCTCTAAATCAAACCACTTGTTAGATGAGCCACCTATTTGCAGCATCAACCATTTAGAATCATTTGCTTTAGCAAATACAGAAAAAACATTAGTTCCCGAATATGTTACATTATAGTAAACTCTTTGGTCAGAAGTTCCTCCACTAATTGTAATTAAAGAAGCGTTATTAGAACCATCAGGAGATATCGTAGAATTACTTGTTACATTTATATTTGTTGCAGTCCAAGATGTGAAATCTTCACTATGTGCAATCTTATTTTCTCTACTTGGCTCTAACAACAAAGAAGGAGTGTCTTGTACTACTCCATCTATTAGTGGGTAATCTAATCTTGGTACATTAGTAGCCACAGTTTCTATTAAACCATCTTTATTTACTCGTGTAGCACTCGAACTCCTTGCGAAGTCGAAATCACCATCACTCGAATTAGGTATTAGGCTATACACCTTCGAAGCCTTGTAGCCCGAAGGAATCATCGCTAATCCTGCTGAATCATATTTTGCCATTAGTCTAAACTATTTGTTGATGTTATTACTAAACTTGTGTGTGCCTCAAATGTACCACTATCATCACTTACTCTTTTGTATAAGTCATTAGCATCTCCTACTACATTGTAAAAAATGAATTGCCCAAACCAAGTTTGATTATAAATGGTTCCCCATCCTTTGTTGTTTTGTATTTGCCCCCAGTTTGTCATTGTTCTTTATTAGATAACTGATTTATTGGATTTTGTTGTTTCTGCTCCTCTTTTCTCAAGAATGCAAATAGCTTTCTTACATTCTCTTCTTTAGGTTTGTACTTACCACGAATCTCTCCCATACTACCCTAAATAGATTCCACCAAAGTTTACATCTTTATCAGGGTGCATCTCCTCGTTTGACGAAGTAATGTACTCTGGATATAGCTGACTGTAGAAGTCCATATAGTCCATAAATCTTCTTGTATAGAACTGCGCAGTCTCAAGAGCCTTAGCAGAAAGCATATTTACTTCTTCCATAGACACAGAGTCGCTGTTCTCACTTCTGTGTTTATATACGCCTCCATTGCTTATTTGGAAGGCTGCAAATGGAATATAATCAGCCTGTGCATACCATATTAGCATAGGCTTCACATAAGTGTCTAATAACGTCTTATAATCAGCGTTAGCAGCATCTCCAATAGTGTTGTTTATAATAAGAGTCTGTAGCTTCTGATATAGCTTACCACCTAAGTAGTTTTGAATATGAGTGTCTTGCGCTACCTCAATAAACTGTGCTATCTTGTCAGGGTCTACATTACCACTTAGTATAGACTTCTGCTTTAAATCCTTTGTTGTAATAAATAATGCCTTCATACCTTATGATTTAGGAAATGCGCCTTTGTTTGGCATATCTTTTGGTGCTACTGGTACTTCAGTTGGATTGTTTGGTGATTCAAACCCTTCAGCTAAAGCCTCATCTTCACTTACTCTTTGTTTCTTTTTATATACTCTCTTTTCCCAATAGTGGTGGCAATTTACACCACCCTTAAACTTGAATAGAGAGTAGTTTCTACCCTTGTGTCCTAATTCCTTATTGACACCTCTGAAAGACATTTGATTGATGTCCTCTAAGCGGAATACAATCTCCTTGTCTGTTAAAGACTCCATACGCTGACAGAATTGACGGCTGTCAGGAGACTTTCTCATAGGCATATAAGCATAGCGTACCTTATAGCCTTTATTGTCCTGAGAAGACTTCTTAGAAGGTGCAGCATCCTTTTCAGATACAGCAGCTAAGTCTACCTTCTCAGCAGATACTAATTCCCAGTCATCAGAGATAACTTCACCAAACTCTTCTAATTGGTCGAAGATGTCTTCAAACTCTTCGTCTGACAAATCTTGCAACTCCTCTTGCACTTGGCTTGACAACTTCTCTCCTGTTTCTTCTTCTCGTTTGATTTTAGTTGCAATGTTGTCAAGTTCTGTAAATTCAATCGGTTGTAGTGTTACGAAGTATAGGTTAAGGAATAGTTTGTTGTATGCAAGTATCTCATTAAGTCCATCAATGATACCTTGCTGAAACGGTCTAATAACAATGTTATCCATAAGGATAGAAGCAGTACGCAACTCTTCTGCATTGTTACCGAATCCTGTGTTGTCTTTGATACCTAATAGAATAGGAGACACAATACCGTGTCCAAGCATAATCTTCTCTCTTGCCTCATCAGATAAGAACTGATACTGTGCGTGTGCATCAGGCAAGTGAATAGGCTCTATAGTAGCTGCATCTTCTGAGGTCTCATTGAAGTTTAGTACAAACTTACCAGAGTTAGAAGAACCACCGAACTTCTCAATCAGCTTTCTTTCAATAAGCTCTTGGGTTTCCTCATTAGGAATACCGTTATTGAAGTTTACCATTAGAGAAGGCTGTAAGCCGTTCTGAATATTATTGATATGGTAGTTAGCTACTTCTTCTTCTAATTCTGCATACTGCAAGCATCCGTTGTAAGCAACAGGTGCATAGTAATAGAATCCTGATTTGTAGGGCTTGAAGATGAATAACTCAATAGTATCTCCCTTACCTCCGTTACCAAAGGTTGGAATACGCTTAGGCTTATCAGAGGGTCTTAACTCTGTCCACTTAGGGTGGTAGTAGTAAGCCTGTACTTTATTGTCTTTAGCTTTCTCAGCACGTAGCGTTTCCATAGGAAAGTGAGCTACCTGAACAATAGCAGTCTTGTTCTTGTTGTATATAACTTGTACAGCAGCTTGTCCTAATAGATAGTAGTCATTTACCACCTTACGCATACACTTAGGGGTAAATAATAACTTCATCTTAGCATACATCTCAGGCTTTTCTGAACTGTCTGTAGCCTCAAGACCTCTACCATAAATCATATCGCTGATACCATTGATACAACGGGCATTAGTAGGGCTACCTAAGAACTTCTCTATTAGAGACTCAAAGTAGTCTTGGTCTCCGTCACCTGTTAAGTATAGCACCCAGTCTTTTCTGTCATCTTCTATAATCTCAGGAGACTGATAGCCACTTAAATTAACTACCCTTGTGCTACCGCTATACTTCTTTTGCGGTGCAGGAGCGTTTACTAATCTTACTCTGCTTTTTGCCATATTACAATACTATATATTCATTATCTCCGCTATCATACTCATCGTATATTTCAGGATAACTGAATACTGTTGTTTTACTTGTGTCACTTGTGATGTACACCAAATCTCTATATAGTATATCATCAACAATCTCAATTTTGAGTGTATATATCTGGTCCTCTTTTAGGGTGATGGTAGGTGCAACAGTAACTACAATATAGTTGCCATTAGCAGACTCTGCATAGCTAAATGCTACGTCAGCTTCTGACTTATTTGTACCATTCTCTACTAAAGAAACAGTAGCAGCATCCCACTTTGCAGAATCATACGAAGATGGTATAATGCTGAAGGATTGCTGTGTCTGTATAGGTCTTAATCGTATCACAATAAGATAACCACAAAGACTGTTTTCTGTTTTTATTTAAACGAAAAAAGCAGCCTTACGGGGCTGCTCTTCTACGTTTATACTGCTATTGATTAGACAGTAGCAGGGAATGTACCTTCTACTTTATTAGCAGGCATTCTTTCCATTGCAGTGAATGTAAGGGTGTAACCTGAAAGGTCTCCCATAGCTGCACCAGTAACGATAGTACCGCCAGTTACATCTGCTCCGTGTTCTCTACCTACTAAGAATAGATTTCCATTATAGTCCTCTACAACAATTCTTGGTCTACCGAAAGCAAGCAATTTAACTGCTTGGTTGTCGGCTGCACTAAGTTTTGGTAGGGTAAGTTCTAATACCTGCTCGAAAGCGGTAGTTCCATTCTCTCTTGAAGATTGGATGTTCTGTGTTAAAGAAGAATTACCTTTAAGTTCGTATTCATATACGTCAGCGGTTGCTGCCCAGCCTACTACTGAGTTTACCGTATCATCAGCTTCTACAGAGATGCTTACTGCACTATCATAATTGATGAAGTAAACACTCTTAAGACCACCTACTGAATCCTTGCAAGGTAACGTTCTTCCTGCTGAAATGTCACAAGCCATAGTTGATATTTGTTTTAATTAAAAAGGGATGGGTAGGCACTTTTCAGGCTAACCCACCCCTTAATATTTGGTTAATTATTTATTAAGCTAAAGTAAGAAGAACTAAGTCAGAACCTACACCGTACTGTACTCCGCTTGTAAAGCGCATAATTACTCGTACGTTTTGAGAACCGTCTAAGTCAGCCATATCAATAACTTTAACTTCGTTGTGGTCAGAAAGTAGACCAGTACCGAAGTATAGGTTAGAAGCCTCACCAGCGATGATGTGGTCAGCAGGCATTCCTGGAGCGTGCTGAATTTTAACACCGTCAAATGATAAAGCGTTTCCGTTGTTGTACCAAAGTCCACCTTTGTTGTCAACACCCGCTGCACCTAATCCAGAAGCACCAAATCCACCTAAAGCACGGATATATGCTTTGAAAGCGATAGTTGGAACGTAGATAGTTAAGTCCTCACGACCATAAACAGTTGAAGGAACTGCATCAAGAGTGTTCTCAAGTAAAGATACAATGTTAGAAGCAGAGAAAGCAGTCTCAGCTCCGTTAGCTGCATCGTTTACAGCAGCATCAGCTGCCATAAGAGTAGTGAAACCATCAAACTCACCAGCAGTAGCGTTTACTCCACCCCAGATGTTTTGCTCAGTCTTCTCAGCTACTTTCCCTGCAACGTGTGCAATTAGGAAGTCAGCGAATTTTGGAGGTAGTTGGTCGAATGCCCCGATTCCCATTTGGATAGCCTCCCAGTCAGAACGGAAGTCTTTTTTACATAGCTCAACGTTTACTTGGAACTCTTCTGGCTGAAGGATGCGCTCAGTTAGAGTCACGTTTCCAGTGTCAGCAAAGTCACAGCTTGCGTTAGCAATTAATCCTGAAGTATCAACTTTCTTGATAACTTCTTTGAACTTAACGTTTGGTTTGATGCTGATAGCATTCTCGTTAAGAGTCTTACCTGAAAGAAGGGCAGCAGAAATGTACTGACCTGCAAACTCTCCAGCGTAAGTAGTTGTAATTGAAGTAGTAGTTGCCATTTTTATTTAAATAAATTACTTGTTAAACATTTTTTGATAAACCACTCCCATAGTGTTCTGTGGTCTGATTCCTGAAAAGAACTGTGGCTTGGCTTCTGCCTCAGCTTCAGGTGAGTGTGATAGAGGCTCGGCAGCAGGCTCATCAGCAGATAAGTCAACTTGCTCAGGCTCTTGAGCAGATAGTTCTTCAGCAGGAACTTCAGTTTCCATTTCTTCTGAACCCATCTTCTCAATTAGTTGGTCATACATAGCTTTCATTTCTGCAAGTGCAGACTCAAGCTCTTCTTTAGTGACATACTTAGGCTCTTCAGCTTCAGGAGCTTCCTCTACAGGAACTTCCTCTTCTGGCATATCCTCAAGTGCCACTTCTTCGTTTACCTCAATCTCCTCTACTTCTTTAGATAGCTCTTCTTGTACTGGAGCTTCGTCAGAAGAAAGTAGAACAGACTTTAGTTTTTCTACGATTTCAGTTGCTTTCATAATTTGAATTATATTAGGTTAACTATTAATTAAACACGCTGTTGTATTTTTATTCTAATTGGCAGCTTGACACTCAGCACAATCATCATAAGCTATTGATGTGGCTTCAGCGTGAACGCCCTCTGATTGTCTCTCATTTAAGACTCTGTGACACCCGTTATCATTATTCTCCATAACGAAGTAGTAAATCTTTCCGACCTCTAATGGAGTATCGTGAACGTGGATATGGTGAACCTTAAGTGTAGCACAGTCCTCAACCTCATAACCATACCATCTACCCATATTAGCTTCTCCGTAAATTCTACCAATACCTTGATTAATCATATTGCCTTTACAGCACTTACGGCTATAAGTACCATTAGCGCATAGGCAAGCCCTACGGCTGCCTCGTGGACTTGTTCTGCTTGGAGTTTGTCTACTTCTTCTTGACACAGTTAGGAACTCTTTTACCGTCTTTCATTTTCCACCCGTCTTGCTTATAGCCTTCCCAACAAAGGTCTACATCAACACTTTCTAACTCATCTAAACCTCTTAGCTTAGACTCTACCCAATTCTTCATTGATTTACCACCCCATAATAGGTATGAGATAGTGCCACAAGCCTCTGGCTTGGATGCATCATAGTAAGCCTCTGCTCTGCTGAGGTATGAGTAGATGCGTTTTAGCGTTGGCAAGGTGAATTTCTCACCTCTCGCTAATTGCTGCGCTCTTACTTTACCTACTTGTGTAGCACACTTGTTACCAAGCTCCTTATTACGCTTGATACCTAACTTAGCGTTGTTAGAAGCACTTTGTGGATAGCCTCCGTATGATTCTAACTCTACTTCCTCTTCTAATGAAGCTACAGCCTCTAAAAGAGCATATTCCGCTTGTAATTCCTCAAAGCAATCGGAGCAAAGTTCTTCCTCCACGCTTTCTTTAGGTCTATCACCGCTATCGCTAAAGTAACCTTCAATAGAAAAGCCCTTAACACGACCTGTCTTAACAAATTCTTCCCAAACTTCTTCATTGTTTACTTTTACAGACACCATCCAAGTGCCTTTTGGCATATTTAGGTTGTATAATGCTGATTTATCTTTCTTTTCGTCTTCTACAATCCAAGATTCAACCACAGACATCCCTTTTAGCTGATATTCGTGTTCTAATGTTGAATTGTTTTGGTTTCCTCTGCTTAAAAATAGCTGAGATGCCTTTCTAACGGTATCTTCACTAAAAAAGATGTAATATTCGTCTCCTAACTCGTTTCTTCTGTAGATTTTCTTGTCAGGAATGAGTGCTGGACCCATTAAAATGCGTTTTTCAGCATTTACTTCCGCTAATTCTATCTTTTGTGCGCTTAATGCTACAAAATCTTCTTCAATAGCAGGGTTTTCTACTATAGAGATAGCCTGAATACCTGAATCAAGGCTATCCTCTTCTATAAATAACTCAAAAACTTCCATATAAGGATAACTTATTAGTTAATAATCGTTTTAAATTGATGCTCCTTCTACAATCTTGCGTTCTAATTCTTGTGCAGTAGTTACATCTGATGATACTACATACGCTTTTAGTGGTTGGTCTGCTAAAGCAAGACCCACAGCTTCTGCAACTTGGTTTCTTGTAGATTGACCCACTACATTAAAGGCAGGTCCTGAACTTTCAGCATTACCACTCAATGCACTTAGTGATGGTGAAGGAAGTGCTTTAGGAACGAACTGTTGTCTTGCAATAGCTGCCACGTTAGCAAGACCAGCAGCAATAACTAATGCAACGCTTGCAAACTTAGCTACTGGACCTAATTCAAGAGGGTTCTTTAATGCTTGGTTAGCTGCAACATAGGTGTCAATAGTAGCAATAGCTATATTAGCTGCCTTTTGCTGCTCAAATTGTCTCTTGTTTATTTTATTTTGCTTTTCAACAAGCGCAGCTTCATTTCTTGCTATCTCCTGATTAATCTTATCTCTTTGTTTTGCACTTAATTCCTCATTAGCAAGTCTTCTTCTTAGTTCGTCATTTTGCTTGTTGGTCTTAGCTTCTTCTATGTCTGCTTCAGCTTGCGCCTGTGCCATAGTAAGCTCCATTATAGAACTAAAAGCCTGCTTGGTGAGGTTTACTAAGTATTCAAATTGTTGTTGCTTTCTAAGAGCTAATTCTTCATCAGACTTTATTTCATCATCATCTATTTCTTTTTTAAGAAGTAGGTATTGTTTCTTAGCAGCAAGTCTGTCAGCTTCAGAGAGTTCTTGGTCATTCATCATTATCTCATAGAACCTCAATTTAAAGTTCCTGAAATTAGTATCATCACCAGTCTCTATAGCATCAACCTCTCTTCTAAGGAAAACAAGACTTTGCTCTTCTCTAACAAAGTTCTTTAATAGAGAAAGTTCTTTAGCAACTATTCTTTCCTTTTCTTTTAATTGACTCTCAAGCCTTCTCAATTCATCCGCTAAGTTCTTCTTTTGAGTATCAGCTTTTTCTGCCTCAATTTCTGCTCTTGCTATTTTTTCTTTCTCATCAAAGAATTGATTGATGGCAATTATAGCTTGTCTTGAGTTTTCACCTTCTTTAACCCTATCTATTGCAGCTTGCCTTTGAACCTTAAGAAGTTCCATTTCAGATTTAGCAGCTATCTCAAGAAGTTTGCCTCTAAAGTTCTCTATTATCTTTTGGTTATCTTCGGCTAATTTCTTTTGCTCTTCTGCATCTTCTTCAGAGATTAAGAGTAGGTTAGCAGGTATTTTAGCAGCCTCAGCTAAAGCCTCTTTCTCAGTAAGAACTCTGGTCATTTCGCCAGATAAATCTCCAAGAATTGTTATCTGCTTTTCAATTACCTCATTCTCTTTTTCTATATCCGTAATTAAAAGACGTATAAACGCATCTCTAAGTACATTTATGGCAGCCTCAAGACCTGTCTTAGAAAGTTGCTCTCTAAGAGCGTTTGTCTTCTCTAACCTTTTCTGTATCTCAGTTTCTGAGATAATAAAGTCCTCATTTAATTTCTCAGCTTCTTCTTTCTGCTCTCTGATTCTTCTTTCCTGCGCTTCTACTTCTCTAAGGCTCTTAATATATTCTTCAGCAATTTTTACTTGCTGTTCTTGAGAAGTCATCTGCTTATCTAAGATGGATTGTAAAGCCTCATCTCCCTGAGCAAGAACCTTGAGTAGATATATTCTTCTTTCAAGCTGCTCGTTAGTGTCAAGGAATATATCTCTTAATCCTTCAAGAACATTATTTGTTAGTATTGCAGAGGCAGAAAACTCTTCTGTAGCTTCTTTAGCCTTATTGTTTTGTTGAGCAAAGTAAGTTACAGCTGCGGTTACTAATTGGAAAGCAACAAGAACCCCTGCTGGACCCATAAGCTGACCTATTAAAAGACCCAAAGCCTTTCTAACACTACCAGCATTAGCTACAAGAGCAGCCATTAATGTACCTAACTGAGAGATGTTGTTTGTTACCGCTACAATACCAAAGGGTAAGTCTGATATAGTACGACCTAATTCGAAGGTTGCAGCACCAGCAAGACCTGCACTTCTTGCCTGATTCTGTTGTAGCTTTTCTAACTCCTTTAATCTCTTCTTAGTTTCCTCAGTAGCTCTGTTTGAATCATCTTGAGCCTTCTTATTTCTTCTGTAGGCATTGCTTAAATCATCAAGACTTTTTATGACTCTACCATTCTCATCTACGAGTTTACCAGTCTTTACATCGTATTCTAATAATATGGTTTTACTTACGTCTGCCATTGTTTCGTTTAATTAGTTGTTTAGCTTCTTTAAAGTTGTTAGGTAGTTTGTTGCCTCCTTTTGCAAAGTCTATGTCCTCATCTCCTATCATCCAGTCATTGCTGTTTAATAGGTCTATAATCTGTCTAATCATAGTAATTAATTAATTCAAAGTCTGTCTTACCATCTCTAAGGTTTGTAGTCATAGAGTTGATTCTGTATAGCCTGTCGTTAATCACAATAATGTCAGACAGGCTGATAGAGATAATCTTTCCTACAGGTAGCACAGCACTTACCTTAGTAATTCTGTTCTTGCTGTTAAATACGCTCTGTATGTAATTCTGATAGAAACGCTTGAATAGACTTTCATCTAAGTCGGTATTGGTATATTCACTCTTCTCTACGCTAAAGTGTAGGCTGTTAGAAGTGTCTAAATCTATATCTTCGCTGTTAGAAGGCATATTAATGCTATCAGAGCTTAGTATTCTAACCTTAGCGGTGTTTGCTACAAAGCTGATGTCTACGCTTGCAGACAGGTTGTTTATGTACAGTAGTAACGGGCTACCTATATAAGCCTCTTCATTCTCTGTTACATAATAGCCCCACTGAATGCCCGTAGTTTGATTCGTAGCATCATCAAGTATCTTCTCATACTTAGCGTGGCTAAATGCAGGTTCTACCTTATAGGTCTCTCCGTCAAGGTTTCCTGCCTCTGTATATTCTTCACCACCCCATTCTACATCACTAATCTCTTGGAAGTGCTGCTGTGCAAGGATGGTCTTAGTGTCTTTATACTTAAAGAATATCTCCTTAAACGGTAATGCAGAATCTATGGTAGATTTCTCTACATTGATGTATTTACTGATATCGTGTCTGGTAGTGCCATAGAAGTCATCTAATGGCTTTACTTGTATCTGTCCGTTGTCAAGTACATAAGCAGTAAGATTAAACATCTTGAACAAGCTGGATAGGAAGTCTATAATCTTCATCTCAGGCATATTCTCTGCTATGTTGAATCGGTAACCAGAGTTGTAAGTTAATTGGCTTGAATTAGCAGAAGTCTGCTGTACTGAATTACCTACAAAGTTTCTCCATTTAATGTCACTAAAAGTGGCATTCTCATCATAAGTTCTAATGAATGCAGCAAACTTGTCACCTACCTGAAAATTACCTGTGCTATAAGTAGGTGCAATAGTACCCGAAACACCTTCGTAGAATCTGTCTACAACGCCATTCTTCTTGATGATAAGGTCATACTTAGCATTGTTAGTAGCCGTAGCTAAAAACTGAATGGTCTCATCTGTTGAAGGAGCTACCTCAATAACTAAATCTCCAACTAAATCAAAGTTGAATGATACAGGAGAGGGGTCATTGGTCTGTGTAAAAGGAATACGCTGCTCGTTACTTGGCTCAATAGTCACCTCAGCATTCTGTCTGTGACACCACATATAAATCTTAGAGATGTCTGTAGTACCACTCTTAAAGAAGCTGTCTGAGGCAAAGGTTATTTCGCTGTATTTACTCTCAATAGCATCTATAATTTTGTCTAAACGCACTGCGTATTTAAGCTGCGTGTGTTTTAGTCCTTGAATGAGCGTACCCCAATACAGGTTTCCTGAATACTCAGAGTCATTAACAGAATCATAATACAGCCTCTGGCTGTGAGTAACTAACGGCAATGAAATCCCTTGTTGTACCACAGAATTGTCATCTGTAGCATTTAAGGACTTGAGGTTATTTAGTATGGTAGTAGTATCATAATTAAAGTCTATATCAAGAGAATAATTAGGACTGTAGGTAGTGCTGGTTAGTGAAGGCAGCTTGTCCTCACCAAGTACGTCTTTTAACTCTACTACGCTACCAAAGAAGGTTAGTCTATAAGCGTGTGGCTTATTGCTACGCATATCCACTCCATCAAGCCTAATCTTTCCGTTCTTAAACGGTAGGTTGTTTATTTCAATAGAAGCACTCTTTCTGATACGGGCATCAAAGCCATTCTCAATGTCGTAGTTATAAAAGTGCTTAAATATCTTATTATTGTCCTTAGAAGCAGGCACGCTGAATTGCTTGGTAAACTCTGTGAATACCTTAGCAATATCCTTGACGTTCTTTATGGTCTGAGTAATGTTTACACTCTCATCCTCGAACATCTCTATACGCTGCCCCTCTATATATAGCTGTAATGTCTGCATTAGCGAATGTTCTGAATCTTATCAAATGCGTAATCAAAGTCAATAGTGTATTCTACCATCTTGTCATTAAGAGATGTTCTGAAGGTTAAGCTATCAGTGGTAGGAATAACGGGGTATATTTTAGATTCTGTGTCTGTAGTTTTAGTAAGCCATACATACTCAGACATCATTAGTTGTTTAATCACTTCGTTGTAATCTTCAGATACAAAGCCTGTGCTTAGTCTAACAGAGTCCTTAGCCTGCTTATTGTACTGCTGATACTGGTGGGCAGTAGTTGAATAGCTTTGTGTCTGCATATTCATTACATTAGACTTATAAATCTCTCCTGTGGCTGACATACTCTCTACTTCCTTAGCAAAGAAGTACAGGTCTTGGAAAGCACCGTTCTTGTTTACAAACGTCACCTTTCTGTCAGGGTATTTATCACACTGCTGTGTTCTTACTACTACCTTGTCATAAGTACCGTCTCTGTAGACTCTAATCTCATCAACAATATTGATGTCTACATAGTTGTCTACATCCCATAGTAAAGGATTGTTCTCAAAGATTCCTTCTACTAATACTCTTTGTTTGTAGTTATCTGCGCTAACATCACCGCTAACTGAGGCATACTTAATCACATCTGCTGCTACATTTGTACCTGTTAGTGTTTCTGTGCGTACAGGTACTCCCTTACTCACCATTACTACCTCAGCATCTCTCTCATCACATAGTACGGGTACTCTGATGTTTTCATCTTGTGGTCTCCAAACAACCTTATTGTCTATAAGCAACCTGTCATTAGAGTTGGGGTTAGCCCCTTGTTCAAAGTAGCCATAGCCATCTAAGAACAGAGTTGTATCTCCACCCCCTTCTATGAAGCCGTCTGATGAGTTATATACGCTATACCCAAATACTACCCATACTGCATCATTGGAGTAGCTACCATCAAAAGAGATATTAATGTAATCTCTAATCAGCTCTGCTACCTCAAAGGTGGCATATCTATCACCAGCAGTAGGCACAGTCATATCCTTCCTTAGTGTATATTGTGCTGAAGGAGCAGGTGTCTTTGCTGTGTTATATATCTTCAAAGTAAGCACTGCATAAGCAGCTGAACCCGAAGTAGAGCTTACTTGGTAATAGTATGGACTTCTTGCTAATTTTGCCATTTTATTTTACCTCTATGTTTTTATATGTTTTTAGTTCTGCTTCTATAGCCTCTCCAACCTGTTCTATACTGAACTGTGCTATGTCATCTATTAGAGACTGGCTATTCTTATTAATCACAAAGTTGATAAAGTCAGCTCCTTGATAGGTAAACCGCTTTATAGTACCTTTTTCTGCTATAACATTTGATATGGCAAATGCCATTCTCTTACGCTCAAACTCATCAAGGTTAGGGGCTATCTTAGCCTCTATCCATCTTTCTAATGGTGCTGTAGGTGGTTTCTTTCCTTTGTACTTATCTAAACCGCTATCTACATACGCTAAATAATCCGCACCTTCTACTTGTAGCCCTAATGGACCTGCCTTATACTTTAAACTTCTCGCACCAGCACCCGTAGAATTAATCATCTTGCCATCTACAGGCTCATTCATACGAGCAATAATGTCATTTACAAACTGCTCGCCATATAGCTGAAAGAGTGGTTTAAGGTTCAGCTTTAGCATACAGAGATGTTATTTGCTATATCCATAGTAATATCTACACTCCATCCTGCTAAGTCATTCTCAAACCTGTCCTTGAATGGCTCAAGTACTGGGTCTCCTACTATCTGATAGCCTTCTCTATATAAATCACCACGTCTAAGGTGGGATATTAGTGAGTTAGCAATCTGTAGCTGTGTATTATATACATCAACTAAGTTAGTAGCATCTTGTCTGTCTCCCTTGTCTGTAGGGTCATACTCTTTAGTAAAGTCTACAATGTCTATAAACAGCAAGCTGATAGTAATACGCATTGTATGTTCTGTTACTACAGCATTGCCTAATAGAAAGTGGGATAGTGGAAACATAGTAGTCTTGTTGAGGTCTACTTGTGTAATATCCCCAAAGGTTACTGTGTTTACAATAGGGTTTTCTCTAAGAAAACTCTTTATCCTGCTTATGATGTCGTAAATAGTTGTCACTTATATGCTTCTTTAATTCTTTTTGCTTCTAATTCGTTCTTCTCTTTCTCAAAGGTCAGCCAAGTTAAACACTGGTGGATGTTAAGTTTGGTAACTTCATTAAACTTTCTGACATCTCCTCCAGCGAGCGCATAAATTGATTGATACCAACCCCATTTTGCTCCAAAAACTTGCTCTCTACTTGCGAAAGCTCCTGTGGACTCATCTGTTGTAACGAAGAGGCTATCATAGCCTTCGACAACTTCATTCCTAAACGATAAAAAAAAAGCCTCGCACCTATAGCAACACTTGCAGGCATATACTTCATATACTCCGCATACTTGTCACTACCCTCGTACTCCTCAATATCATAAAGGTCTTTATGCTGTTTAACAATAGGGCGGTATAACACTGCCATTGCCTTATGCATATCATCAAAGTTGTTTATGTACTTGTCTAAATCAAAGTACTCTCCTGAAGTCATATCATTGAGATTAGGATGCATACCATACTCTACCTCTACCCCGTTAGACCCTCTGAACCAAAAACGCTTCTTAAGTGGTGTATCTTGTGAGAGGACTAAAGCCAACTGCTCCAATACTGCATCAAAGGTGTGTAAGGGTATCTTATAAGACTCCTTTAACTCCAATCCACAGAATATCTCCAAAGCCTTTAGGTTAGCAAACTCCGCAGCCTCATCAGACTCCTTATCTAAGCTGCTCATTACTTTTACATACTTCTGATACTGACTCAGCGTAATATCATCTAACGACTCAGGTATTGTAATCTTAAACTGTATCTTCTTACCCATATAATGTGTTCTTCATATAGATAACCTCAATACTTTATTTTGTACCAACTTACAGTTGCCAGTTCGCTTCGCTGCCTACCATAATAAGTTTTTATTATAGTAGTATAAGCATTATCTATGAACAGATTTAAATTATTTAGTTATCTTTGTATAGCGAGGATAGCTTATGGTCCTAAACTTCTATGGAGACATAGTTGGTTCAGATACCCTAAGTCTGTGTAATAATTGCGTTGTTTATCCTTTATTGCTTTCGTATGCCCCCAACAACATTCAACTTACCCAGCATTTTAATCTACTTTAAAGCAATAGGAGGGGGCAATACTACCCTCTCGGTAAGTACACTCTATACAGCTACCGCACCGCCCTTTTAGGGGCGGGTACTACGGATTCCGTTTGAATTTATTGAATTGAGTTACTACCTCTATCCACCTTTCATTCTACGTTGATTTCACTGAATTGAGTTACTAACAATATGTCAAGTCCGTTTTACATCAACTTTATTGATACCGCTATAAATTAGGCTTATGATAAGGTTTGGCTATGGTATTATAGGTTTTATTTATGGGTGTTACTTCTCA